GTTTGTTAGATCATATGCCGGTTAAGCTGATTTGGAGTGATAAGGATGTTGATTTAGCAATATATCGCTTTAATGATAAGATTATGACTCCTTTTAAAAATCTGAGTAGAGCTTTTTCTCCTTGTGCTAAACGAGAAATAACCCATTTGGTTACGCCTTATGGTGCTATCAATGTGCCAACTATGATTAACTCTGGTGATTCATTGGTTTATCATAGTTATGGCGACAATCCCTGGTTTTCAAATGAGGTTTTGCCTGCGGATTATATAAGTTACCCGCTGACCAATGATGGATTGTGTGGTCTATTAGCTGTTGATAGGGATGGTCTGGTACATGGTATGCATGTTGCAGGAAATGCAATAGAAGGTCATAGTGTTTTGTGGCCATCTACAATACGTGCAACTGTTTTTGATATATTGAGTGAGGATAAGAAATTTATCTATGCTGAAAGTATTAAAGCGCATAAGGATATAGCTAGTGGTTTGGCTATAGAGTCTCCTATCCAAAGCTCAGGAGCGTCAAGCTCGTCTATAGTGCCTAGCCCTTTTAAAGACGTCCTTCCTAATTTTAAGGCGCCTGCAAATTTGAAATCTGGTGGTAGATGTGGTATTAAGGATTTTGCTAAGAAAGCTATGAAGCATATAAAGTCTATTCCATCAGAAGACCGTGTTTTTGCGAAGCAAGTCATGAGGTGTTTAATCAAGCCTTATGGTCCTTTGTCAATGGAAGAGGTGGTGAGTGGTGGTGCTGGTTTGGCTGGATTTAATATGGATTCATCAAATGGATTTGGCAAGCCTAAAGATAAAGCAGCTTATATTGATAAACCTAATAAGTGTTTGACCCCTTTAGGCCAAGAAGAATTGGATAAGTTAATATTGGATATTCGTAAGGGAGAAGTTGCACTGAAGGATGTGGTGTGGGTTGAGTGTTTGAAGGATGAGCTAAAATTGCTTGAGAAAGTTGATAAACCTAGAACATTTAGGTGTTGCACCGTCACTATGCAAATTTTAACTAAATTTATATTTGGTAATCTTGTGAGGAATTTAATGCAAAGTGAATGGGCGCAGATAGCTGTGGGGATGAATCCCCTAAAGAGCTTTAAGAAGCTGTATGCTCAATTAAAAGAGTGCCTTTATACTTGGGATGGAGATTTCAAGTTTTATGACGGTGATATGTTATTAGAGATACAACACGATGTGGCTGAGATTCTCGTTGAAATGTGTGCCACTGAATGGCGTGATGTTGCCGAGTTTATTTTGATGAATATGCCTCACTGCGTGTTGAGTGTATTAGATGATTTGTTTCAGCTAACTCATTCATTACCTTCAGGTAGTTATTTAACTGCTATCCTTAATAGTCTTTATAATAGATTTTTAACTGCCTGTTGGTATAATGCGGTGTGTGCTTATAAGCATAAAGCACCTAGTATTTTGATGTTCCTTAAGCTGATAGATACAGTTTATGGAGATGATAAAATTAATGGTAGTAAGGATCCTGACTTACATATGGTGTCAATGTACGAGTACTTTGCGTCAATTGGATTGCAATTCACTAATGCGAAGAAGCAGGTGCCTACGGAAAAGACAGTTCCGTTGGAGGAGTTGAGTTTTTTGAAAAGAACGTTTAAGTGGCATCATGAAGCTCAGCAAATAGTTCCAGCATTGGATAAAACTACTATTACTAGTACTATTTCGTGGTATGATTCAAAAAAGGATTGTGCCACTGTTATGTATGGTAAGTTGGATGCTATTCAGCGAGAATCGTATCTTCACGGTACGGAATTCCATGATGATGTAGTGGGCAAATTGCAAGCAAGGTGTCAAGAGTTATCTTTTAGTCATAATTTTAGAGATAAGAGTGAATT